GATCGCGCAGATGATCGGGCTCGCCGGCTCGATGTCGAGGAAGCCGGCCTGGCTGGTGACGTTGCTGTAGTCCCACGCGCCGGGGTTCTCCTGGTCGCACCAGGCGAACCGCCGCGCCGAGCCGCCGTCGGTCGTGCCGTCCTGGACCGAGCCGAAGATCGTCAGAAACCTTTCCTGGGTGACGACGAAGCAGCGGCCGTGCGGCACCGGGCCGCGGCCGGAGGCGGCCGGCTGCACCACCGCTGGGCCGCCGACCGCCGGGTCCCACATCAGGAGCCGACCGTCGGCCGAGGTCATGGCGTAGAGAATGGAGCCGAAATTATCGAGGCTGTAGGCGCCTGGCACCTTAGTGACGGCGACCGAGCTGGGGATCGCGCGCGGCGTGCCATAGTCATCGACATCATAGAGGTCGTCGCCATAGCCGCCGGCTAATCCGCTAGGCGGGGCGAGGGCCGGGGTCGGACTGATGTCTTTGATCGTTCCGCCGGTATCGACATAGAGGTTCGTCTCGCAGAGATAGGCGATGTGATACTGGCCATCGAGGCCGTACCAGCCATGGATCGCCTTGCAGCGGCTGGCGAACACATACTTCTCGGTTCCGGTCGACGTGTCGGAGAATTGCGCCTGGCCGCCCATCGGCGTTAGCTGCCCCTCGCGCCAGCGCACCAAGTTGACCTCGCTCCAGTTCGACGAGCGCATCTTTTTGGTCGGCATCGCCACGACGCCGGGCGGGATCTCGATCGGTTTGAACGGGGTGCTCATGCGTATTTGACGATGAAGTTGATCGCGAGGTAAGAGGGCACGATGCTCATTGCCGCCCCCGAGCCGACGGCCTGAGTGGTCGACAGTCCGGTGCCGCTGGCATTGAGGCCAATGTTAGCGTTCGCGGCCTGAAGATTGGTTGCAGCCGCCTGGATGGATACGCCAGAAGCAGCCGCGTCGGTTGTCGTTCCAGACGCCGCCGCATATCCCGCACCTGTAACAAATTGCGTCGGACCCCCGGATCTTATGATGCCGCCATGAGTATGAGGTGCATCATTGACGCCGTGGGTATGGGTGGGATCACCGTGAGCATGCGGCGACTGGTTGACGCCATGGTTGTGGGTGACGTCGACAATCGGATGGGCATGCGCCGGCAAATTCGCCGTGCTGATGGTGTAGCTGTAGGATCCGGCCGCGGAGCCTAGGGCGTTGCTCGGCCCCGCGCCGAGCGGAAACACGCCCTGCAGGTTGGGCAGATTGAAGTTCGCGCCGCTGCCGCCGAAGGCATACTGAAGAATTGCGAACAGCTTGTCGTAGGGCGCTGCGGTCGAGAGCGAGGAACCATTGCAGATCAGCCAATTGGCCGGCGGCGTTGATCCTCCCCACATCGTAATCGAGCCGATCGGCACCCCGGCCTGGGCGTTGGTGTAAACCTGCTGATCGATCGCCTGAGTGGTGGCGTTGAGCGTGTTCCCCCAGGTGTTGGCCGACCCGCCTGGGTCCGGCATTTGCCAGCCATAATTGGCGGTGGTGGTGTTAGCCACGTCGAACCTCCAGCGCTGGCGGAGCGGGAAAGCCGATCATCGCGTCCGCCTCGCTATGATATTGCCGGTAGCGGAGCAGGTCCCCGAGGGGAAACCGGCGACGGCGACCAGATAATAGGTCGCAGGTGCGGAGAGGTTGACGCGGCAAGTCCGCAATTCGAAGATGTTGGTTGTCGACGCGGCAAACGTGATGAAAAGCGCCGCTCGCGCGGTGTTCAACGCGGAGGCCGCCGGAACCGCGGCCGTGACGCTGTTAATCCCGCATTGTATCGACGTCGCGCCGCCTGTCCCGATCGAGAACCACACTTCCCCTCTCACGTCCCAATCCCCCGCCGTCAGCAGGATCGAGGCCACGTTGTAAACAGTGCCGCTCGTCGTCAGCGTCACGCCGCTGGTCACGTTGCTCGAAATTACTTCGCCGATCGCGCCGGCATTGGCGTTATCGCCCAGGGTAGTGCCGACGAGCCCCGCCGTGGTGGAGGGGGTCACGCCCCCAGTCAGCGTTCCGCCGGCAAGCGGCAGGTAACTGGCGAGGCTCGTTTGCGCCGCTCTTGTCGTGTCGGTGGGATGAACGTGATCGGCCCGCGCGAAGGCTCCGCTCGTCCCGATCGCCGCAATGCCGTCCGCGAATGGCGTGGTGGACGAGGCTACGGGAAGCGCAGCGCTGACAAACGCCGTCGTAGCCATCACTCCGCTATTGGAACCCGGCGCAGGCGTTGGAGCTACGGGCGTTGCTGAAAAGGTCACAACGCCAGTGGAGCGAGCAATCCCGATCGGGACATCGATCCCAGTTCCCGCATCGGTAAAGCGATAGAGCGAAAAATTCGAGCCGGTATTGCCCCCGCCCTCGGTTGTCGGGTCGCCTACCTGGATTTCCCAGCGAGCCTTGCCATTAACTGAGCCTTGCAAAGCACTGACGCTGCCAAAGCCTGCATTGTTCATCCGAATAGTAGAATGCCCGCCCGACGGCGACTCGGCGTTAGGCGACGCCCCGGCGCCATTGAGGTAGGCAAACGCCGCCGCCCGCGAGATCGACAGCGTCGTTCCAACCACTATGCCCGCATCGCTGTACGCGACCAGATTGAAATTTGAGCCGAGATTTGAACCGCTCTCGGCAACCGGGCCGCCGAGTTGCATTTCCCAGCGATTGCTCGTTCCCGTGCGGCCAAACAGACTGCGCGCCGTGCCCGCCGCGCCGTCGACAGTATCGCCAGTCACCGAGTGTATCGGCCCGGTCATGACGCCGCCCGCGAGCGGCAACATGCCATGAACGACGCTGTCGATGCCATCGAGGTCGGCGTTGATGTAGCCGCCCCAGGCGTCGGTCGACGCGCCGACAGTCGGCTTCGTCCAACCGTAATTGGCGGTTACCAACTCACCCGCAAAGGGCTGCGGCTCATCGTCAGCCATTGCATAGATCCGTTTCAATCGGCGGACACGGCTTGAACGGCGTTTTGCGCATCATGACACCGCGAACACTTCCGCCGTCCAAAGCATTGGAAACGACGTTGGTACAGCCGCTGAAAATCTCATTGTAAATCCAGTCGTGGTGATAGTCGTGTAATCAACCCAGTATCGTACTCCGGGGTCCATCAACGGCGTTAAGCGAATTTCCCCCTTGCCAGCGACAGGAGCTATGTACAACGGTTTAGGAAACGTCACAACAAGCGATGTTAAACCGTTGGTTACCGTCACACTAGCCGACTGTCTCGTAAGCGTATTCTGTGTTATGTTTGCTAGACGATTTGACTGTTGATCCCCTGTCGTATCATATGCCGATGGAAAGTGCATATAAGAGGAAAGTACGTGTGCCTCTACTGGAATTGGATTAGAAAAGAACTCGCCCGCAACTTGCCATGTTGTGTCCGAACCCAATCCGACAAACAGGCATCCCGACGCATTCTTTAGCGCAACGCCATACATTTGCGTCCATGTGACAGTGGGGTCGCGAACGATCGTCGTGCCGAAAAAATGGTGCGCTGAAACACCGCGATATGCCGTAGGATCATTGGCGGAAAGAAGAATAGCGGCAGCTCTGTCAGCAACTATTTCGATGAACGTATCATAAAAATGGTCGTTGTCGTGCCAAAAATCTGAATATATGCCTGTGCTCGTCACCTGTCGTAAGCACACGTTACGATATACATTCTGCGTAACAACATTTGTAACTGTTGCATTCCACGTTTGACCTCCACCGCGGAACACCATGCCAAAAGAGCATTTCGAAACCATGATGTTTTCAAAGGTATTAAAAACGAAATTCTGATAATCCTGGCCGTAGATTGCAGCATTGCCACTGTTGTACACAACAGTCGGAGATATCATTGCGAACGTGCCGGCGTCATAGTTGAAGAAATCAAGATCCTTGAACGTACAACGCTGACAAGCATCAAGCTGCAAACCTACTGCATTGGCGTTAGTCGGCGATGCGTTGAAAAACTTGATGTTTTCTAGGCCGCCGTGGATCAAGGGCGCATTGGCTTGTGACAGCGCCACGGCGACATTGGTGTTCACATTGATGCGCGTCCAGGCGCCGCTGCCACGCAAAATAACGCCGGTTACCGGCACAATGGAATTTGCAGTCGTATAGGTGCCTGAAAGCACGACCAGCGGCAGCAACAAATTCGATGCAATTTGCGACGCAGCATTGATCGCAATGCTGTCGTCATTCGATCCGTTCTTTAGCGCGCCAAACCATTCCGGAACCAAATAGCCAGTGACGATGCGCACCCACGATCCTGCCGTAGCCGGGATAGCCGTCGCCTGGACGAACACGCCTTGCTGAACGTCGGCGGCGATCTGCGTCGAATAGTTGCCTGTCTTAAATGTGAAAAGACCCTCGCGCCCAGCTTCTGTTAAAAAGACACTGGTAAACTTAGTCGTGTCGACCGCAGCTAGCGCGCTACGATTGTTACAGATTAAGATACTGAAAGGCGCCGAGATCTTGCCGCTCGAAATCGTCACCGTCGTCCCGTCGACCATGACCCCGCCAAGCACCGTGGTCGAGGCGGTCGGCAGCACATAAGCGCTCGCCGCCCAGTCGGTGATGTCGTTGTGGGTCAGGCGCGACCAGCCAGCGGACTTTCGCCCGTACAGCGTGCCGTCGTTAGGGGCGTCGCGCAGCGCCGTCGTATCGATCCCATGCACGATGCCGTCGATGCCGTCGAGGTCAGAGTTGATGTAGCCGCCCCAGACGCTGGTCGACGCGCCGACAGTCGGCTTGACCCAACCGTAATTGGCCGTCGTCAGCTCACTGGCGAAAGGCGTGACCTGGTCAGCCATCGCACAGCTCCGCGGGCTGCCATGGGGATACGGCGTCAACTAAATTGTAGGGTCCGACGCCATATGGCCCCACACCCCATGCGCCGGTGACCCCCGGCAACTCCCAATTCGGCGGCGGAACGGGGGTCCACATTGCCGGCGGGCAAGGCTCCGTTTCGTCCCAAGCCGATGGCGGGCAGGGTTGGGAAACGGCCCAAAGCGGCCCGCCGCCGATGCTGGCGGCAAAACCGACGCCGACGGCTATACCGCCCGCCAACAGCCAATCGCCTCCCAGCGAGGCCTCCAGGGTCGTCTGCGGCGCGAGGTCGCCGGCGACCGCGTAGGTGACTGACAGGTTCGCGGCGAATGCCGTCTGCGGCGCGAGGTCGCCGACGAGATTGGTGGGCGTCGTCAGCGTAGCGGAGAACGCGAGCAACGGCGTGAAATTGCCCGCCAGCTGCGTCGCCGGAGTGATCGTCAGCACCCCGGCGAGAGCAGCCGCCGGAGTCAGATTGCCAGCTAGGGCCTCGAGGCCGCTGAGATTGCCGGCGAACGCAGCCGTCAGCGCAAGATTGCCAGCCAGATTGTCTGTCGTCGACTGGCTATAGAGCTCTACGCCCCAATTGCCCTTGCCGTAGTTCGACGGCATGTCATTGCGCCGTGATGGTCAGCGCGCCGGCGAGAAACCGCGCGGTGTCGCCGCTATTGATCGCTTTCGACGCGGTCAGCGCGCCAGAACCTTGAAACGTCCCGGCGGTCGCCGCCGTCCAAATACCGAGCCAGCCGATCGTGCCCCAAGGCGCCGTCGCCGCCGGGAAAGTGACGATCGTGCTATTCGACGCCACCGTCGGCTCACTGCCAGCGTTAGTGAAGGCGACCGGCCCCTGGCGCGCATAAGCGCCGCCGGAAACCTCGTTCGCGCCGGTCGTGCCCGGATCGGCGGTGTGCAGCGACACGTAGGCGGTGGTGGTGAGAGGGGTGAGGATCGCTGTCTCGCCCGCGGGTGACAAACCGACCATTGAGGCCTCCTCATCCGAATGATCGCACTCTCGAGCGCTTGAGCCGCGAGCCGCTGGCCTTGGCGCGCTGGTGGTCGGCGTTGAGCTTCTGGATCATGTCCTCAGCCAGCGACTTCATGTTGGCCGCGTTCTGCTCTTCGCCGACCGCGTGCAGGTCCGCGTTGATCAGCGCGGCGTAACGATAGAGCGACGGATATTTGGTGTAGATCCAGCTCGGGTTGGTGTCGGAGAACACCGGCACTTCGCCGTAGTACGAGATCTGGTACTGAATGCCGTTGATCGCGTCGGGCGCGCCGCCGAAGAAAATCTGGCGGCCCTCGATGGTGTAATAACCGTAGGCCCACTTGTCGGTGAGGTTGAAGAACTCGTCTCTGCTCTTGTAGCGGATCGGCAGCCAGCCGTTGGCGGCGTTCGAGTTCTGGATCGAGACGAAGTCCATCTCCAGCCAGTCGTCGGTCAACGGCGCGCAGCGCGACGCAATCAGCGCCGTGTCGGTTTGGATCATCCGGTCGACCCGGAGCTCGGCGTTGAACTTCTGCTCGGCGTCGCGGACGAACGATGTCAACAGCGCCGGCGACCAGTCTTGCCGGTTGGCCCAGTCCGCCAGCGCCGCGGTGAAGTCCGAGAAGTCGGTCATCGGCGCGCCATCACGTCAGCGCCGGTGGGGGCGAACCCATAACGGCCAAAAAGACCGGCGCATTCCGCCAGCCGCCAGATGAACAGGAGGATCAGGATCGCGACCACGCCGCCGATCACGATCTGAATGATGTTCCAGTAGGGCGCGCTGGTGATGCCGGCGAACCACTGGCCAAAGGCCGCTCTGAGCAGCGCCAGGATGACCAGGACCACGATGATGAAGATCGCGACCTTGAAGATCAGATCCAGGCCAAAGCCGCACATCAAGATCACCAGTAAGAGCAGGAAAATTTGTGGCCCGCCGTCGCGGCGACGACTGACAGCGGGCTCTTGGCGCCGAAGCCGAATTGGGTCATGAAGAAGGTCGAACCGGCATAGGTCGTCGCCGTAACGGCTTGCAGAACAAACGAGCCAGGCGTCGATGCGACGGCGGCCCCAGCAAACGAAAACCATAGTGGTTCGGTCGTGTCGAGGTTCTGCAGCATGAAGCCATGGGCGGCCTGGCCGGCGGCCAAGGGTGTGACCGCAGTCGCGGCGGTGACGACCGTCCCCGAACAGTTGTTCTGCGACACCGACGAAGGCGCGTAACCCTGGGCGAACGCCGACAGCGGGATCAGGAGGAGCACGGCGATGAGAAACGGCTTCATACCGATCATGGGTTAGAACCTCTTGATGTACCCGGTCGGGTTTGGCTCGTAAGGATTGTATTTTGCCGCTTTCACTCGGGGGCCGGTGACGACGCGAAGTTTCTTCCCAGCAGCGAGTTTCGCCTGCCGATCCATGTGTCGTTTCATTGCGGCGTCAGCCGGCGATAGTCGTATTCGCGGAGCCATCACACTCTTCCTTTCCAGATCCTGAACGGCTCGGCCTCGGGGCTGTTGAGCCACTTGGCCTCGTCGTCGGGCCCCCAGCCCTCGAGGATCATCCGTTCGAACGCCTCGACCGGGATGCGGGCGACCAGCCGGTTGGGGCTGTGGTTGTCGTTGGCCGCCTCGAGCTCGCGATCGCGGGCGATCCCGCCGAGGATCTCGTCGAGCACCTGCTCGGTGTGGACGACGACGCGATGCGGCGCGTCGTCGTCCAGGATCATCGTCCGCCGGACGCCGTCGGCGTCGTGGTAGACGATGCGCCGCTCGGTCACTGCTTGATGCCGTTGAACAGAATGTGAGCCAGCGGGTTGCGCATTTCGACGCCCCACTCGACCACGATCATCCGCGTCTCGGCGTCGCCGGTGCGCGCCATCAGGTACTGCCTGAAAGCGCGGAAGAAGCTGACCGCGGCGTAGTCGGGGTCAATCAGCAGCGCGACGTCGGTCGGCACCCAGCGCGACGGCGCGACCTTGACGCGACCAAAGTCTGTAGCGAGCACGTCAATAGTTGAAACTACTTCTGTCTTCCCAACTAGAACCTGCGTAGTACTTCTGCCGGTGAAGGTCGAGATGGTGCGCTTCGGCCCCGGCGGCGCGATCCATAAACTGGGCGAGCCGCCGTTGGTGTAGGTCTGCTGCATCGCCGCGCCGAGCATCGCCTCGGAGATCTGGATCTGGTTGCCGGCGGCGACCGCGGCGAAGGCGTCGGTGGCCAGCACCGGCAGGCCGGTGACGTAGGAGCCGGGGGCGACGGCGGCGGCTACGTTCGAGTTCTTGTCGACGGCGCGGCCGAGCCAGTGCGAGATGCACTCGGTCATACGCGCAGTCGGGCCGGTGTCATTGCCGTCGTTGCGCGCCTGCCGGCCGCACATGATCGTCTCCATGTCGCTCTTCAGGACCTTGGAGGCGAGGGCCATTTGGTGAGCCATCTCGCTCCCTTTGCCCGCCGCATCCGCTTCCTCTTGGGTGCCCGACACGGTGGCGTCGCGCTCGGAGATCTGGGTGCAGTTGTTGACCCGGATGGTCGGCTGCGCCGGCGAGTTGGCGAGGTTAAAGCCTTCGAGCTGGGCGTTGTTGGGATTGACCAGCGGCAGGAACTCGGTCTGCCAGTCGAAGATCCGGTTCTTGACGTTGCGTCGGCGGATCGCCGACATCACCGGGGTGTCGAACGGGTCGATGTTGTAGATGGCGTTGCTTAGATCTTCGCGGTTAGCCGTCGCCTGATAGGTGGTGAAAGCGTTGGTGACTTTGGGCATGGGAGTCGATCTCCTGGATCATCGAATGAGCCTCTGAAAAAGGGCGGCTGCGTCATCGAGCCGACCTGTTTGCGCAAGCTTGCGCTGGGCATCGTCGATATTCCGGCGACCAGCATTCCCGATGGGTGTAGCGGACCCGGGTGTCAACGTCCTGCCTCTGCCAGCGACGACCGGTTTGGGTTGTGCGCTCGTCGACTGGTGGTATTTCGCCGCGTCGCGTAGGACCGCGAGCATTCGCTTGTCGTACACGGTGGCGATTTCACCCTCGGAAAAGCCGCGCATCTTGGCGTAGGAGCGCATGCCCGACATTTCGCTGTTGAGGGCTTTTTCGTCCGGGATCTTGGCTTCCTGGACGAATTGGGTGAACTGATCGACCGCGTATTTGGCGGAGTTGCGGTCATACTCCTGCGCCGCCTCCTGGGCGGTGCGCTGCTGCTCGGCCTGCGCCCATGCCACCTTGTTGTAGATCGCGGCGTAGGCCTTCTGCTTTTCGTGGGCGGCGCGTGGATCGGCCGCGAACTCCTGGTCCCAATTGGGCGGCGGCGGGGTGAGCTCGGTGAGAGTGCGCTCGAGGAAGGCGAGCTTCTGGGCGTAATAGTCACGCGCCTGCACGGTCGTCGCCGCTTCCTGCTCGACCGCCTGGCGCGCTTCGTGGACCTTGTTCATGCGGTACTTGAAGGTCGCGTCGCGGACATAGCCCTTGAGGGCCTCCGGCAGCGTGACCTCCATCGTCTGGCCGTCGACGGTTACCTCGTACTTCGGGCCCGCGGCGTCTGACTCGGATTGCCCTTCGGCGTCCCCTTGCTCGCCCTCGGCTTCGGCGCCGCCGTCTGGTTGCTCAGCGTCTTCATCTTCGGCGGTCTGACCGATCCGCTCCGGGGTTGCCTCATTGTCGTTGGCGTGGTGTCGGTTGTCATTGGCGGCATTCCTGGCGCGCGCGCCGTCCTGTAGGGACAGCTCAT